GCAAAGATTTGCAGACGCTGCGCAAGGCATTGCTGGAGGCGCAGGCACAGCGGGAGCGAGCTAACGCCCGGCTCAAGGAGATGGAGATCGAGCAGCGCGAAAACCGGCTGGTTCCCGAGTCCGACCTGGAAACCATCGTACTGAAAACCCTGACCCCTTTGCGCCGATTGCTGGACGCACTGCCTCGTCAGGCCTCCAGTGCAGCAAACCCACAAAATCCGGCGATGGCAGAATTAGCCATCCGCACGACCCTCGACGATAGAGTATTTACCCAAATCGAAAACATACTAAAGGAGTACAAACACAAAAAATCATGATTATCATTACATTTCCAAGATCAGGCCATCATTGGCTTATTTACACAGAGCATGCCAGACTGACAGGTAAGGTTAAAAATCTCCCAGGCGTACGGGTTCAACGCAACCATTACCTATTGAGTGATGAGGTTGACATCGATCGGACGTATGAAAGGCAGAACCACAAGTCTGCATACACTCACGGGAGGCAGATACTCGAAAATCGGCGAAAACGACAATTCAGGTGGTAAATGGCAAAGGGGTTATCCAGAATCGATGACAAAAATTTCCGGCGGGCAATGCTCATGCTAAAAAAAAGCGCAAGCCCAACCGAAATGTCTCAAATCTTAGACGCTATAACAAGCGAGATACTTACGACCACGGCGAAGAAAACCAAAACCGGCAGCCAAAGGAAGGTCAGGGATCAGCTTGACAAGGCCCTGAGAAAGCCATTTCAGGCTTACAATACCTACGTACACCGCACGAGAGCCGGGAAGGTTTACTTTTCCCGCACCAAAAAATCAGGTGACTGGACGTTTGTAGCGCAAAGCAAAGACGGCGTGAGTCTTCCACCGATACGGGCAAGGAAAAGTGTATCCAGAGGTAAGCAAACGAATGCCGAGTACCGAAGGGCAAGAGCACACTATAACGAATGGCGCAAGACAGAGAAGAAAAAGCGAATCAGCCGAATCGGTTTGAGTAAAGCCACCTGGATCCACCTGATGGCAAAGTTAAATCTCAGGCCATCGAGCATTTCGGGACTAAGCAAAGCAATGAAGGTCAAAATGCCAGCTTCGGTCGATTCCTTCTTGAGCGCAAAGAGGTCAACGAAGCGTAATGATATAAACATCACAATCAAAAGCACGTCAATGGCAGCGCTCAACCGCTATGCGGGAGGATTACAAGCCTTCTCAAGAGCCTTTACCGGAAAAGGTAAGCAGTTAGTCACATCCATCAAAAAAGATGCCATGAAGACGGGTAGAGCGCTCCGAAACAAGGGGATAGACGTGAGGGGATGAGCTTAGCCGACACAGTGGCCGCATTATTCGCTCCAAGACGGCTCAAGCCTCCGGTCGAGTGGGTTTACGACAATTGTACACTCAGGGATAATATCAGTGAGTTTCCGGGGCCGATGAAAGCAATACCCTACTGCGTTGAGCCAATGAACCGCATGGCCGACGCAGCAACGCGGAAACTCTCCCTGTGCTTCGGGTCTCAGTCGGGAAAGACGACTCATGTGTACGCAGGACTTGCGTATTTGCTTGTCGAGTACCCGAGGGATACGATTTGGATCATGCCTTCTGCCGAGAATGCACGCAGTTTCTCAAAAGGGCGCTGGCTGCCTTTCATCGAAGATTGCGAGGCATTGCGACAACAATGCCCCATCTCCGCATCATCCGGAAGGATCGACAGCGACAAAATCACAAACATGAGGCAGGAATTTCTTAACTGCACTCTTACCTTTGCTGGCGCAGGATCGGAAAACAATGTGAAATCCGCACCAGTTGCTTATTTGGTTCTGGACGAGATCGATGAGATCGACCCTGACATCAGGCTTGCTGCGCTTGAGCGGATCAAAGGGCGGCAGGAATATCGTATCATCCAGACGAGTACGCCAAAAGACGAAAACTCTGGCATCTGGAATGAATACATATCAGGCGATCAGCGAAAATACATGATCCCATGTCCTCATTGTGGCGAAATGATAGAGCTGACATGGAGACAGCAATACAAGGATACGATGCGTTACAGTATCCAATTTGATGAGGCTGCAAAGCTCGATGACGGGACTTACGATTTTGAAAAGGTTGCTCGAACGGCGCACTATCGTTGCTCGAAATGCGATGGCGAAATATGGGATGCTCACAAAGTCGATGCGCTGAAACACGGTCAATGGGTTGCGAACAATCCTCACGCACCATTGGGACATTACTCCTATCATCTGTCATCTCTGTATGCACCAGCGATGTCATTTTCGGGCATCCTGATAAACTGGCTACAAAGTGTTCATTATTCGGCAGGGCTCAAGAAATTCGTGCAGGGGTATCTTGCCGAACCGTGGCGGGAGGACTGGTTCAATCAAGATCAGGCGCAAGCAAATCAGCTTGAAGGTGAATATGAGCGCGGAGACATGAAAGGTGAGATCCGCATTATGGCAGTGGATACCCAAACAGATCATTTTTGGTGGATCGTCAGGGGGTTCGACAACAGCGGAGACTCCTACCTGATCGACTACGGCCAAGCTCCTTCTTTTCTCGAGATGGACGCAAAATTTGCGCAATACAGGTGTCACAAGGCAATCATAGACTGTCAAGGAGACAGAACAGCGGAAATCTATGATGAGATTTACAAACGCCGTCAAACGTGGTTTGGTTCTCGTGGTTGGGCTAAAATGCAGACTCCCTACAGGATACAGCACAAGGATCCATTTACAGGAGACCAAAAAGGGAGGGAGGGCAAGAGCAAGATCCTTTACCTGCATATCGACAACTCGGTGTGGGAATCCGAACTGAACCAGTTGCGCACAAGGCAAATGAGTGGGTTTTACACGTTCCTCGATACGCCAAAAGAGTATTACGATCAGCTGTTCTCCATCTATTGGAAGCAGGAATCTGACCGGTCGGGTCACATCAAGACCGTCCGCAAGCAGAAGCGCAGCGCAGGAGATCACTTATTCGACTGCGAAAAGCTGGCACGAGCCTTGTCAAAATTCCTCGGGGTCGCCCGTGTGGATCGTGAGCAGTCGCTGCTTAAGAGCCAGACCCGCAAAAACAGGGCGGTCCGAAATCGCTCGGCTACGTCGTTTTGGTAATTGACGGTTGATTGGTGTGTAACAATTGACGGTTGATTGGTGTGTAACAGGTGCCAGCGTATGGTGTGCAGGGAGATCCTGCAACGGGTTTAGGTTTTCCCATTGAAACAGAGCGGCACCTGTTTTTTTATATCCGTTTGTTGACGCTCGTGCTGTATGTGTGTCAAGCAGGATAGCAGTATCGAAACTGGTCAGCATACGAGATCAGTTAGTCGAGGCAGTTGAAAAAATTGCCTCATCCGGGGTGTCTAGTTACTCGATCGGGGATCAAACGTATACAATGGCAGATATTGATTCCTTGATGGATCGTATTGACAAGTTGGATCGACAGATCGCGTTGCGCTCAAACACACTCGCCGGAAAAGGTCGTAACCGCATAACACTCAGTGACTTCCGATGAGAAAGCCAAGTTTCTTACAACGAGTAAAGGCGGCGTCTAAGTATGTATTTAGTGGATACGACGCGACTAAAAACACTCGATACAGGGGACGACGTGGAACCGGATTGGTTAGATCCGAGGAACTGGAACTGAACAACTATGACAGGAAGAGAATCATTTCCACACTTCTTGATTTTAGGCGCAATAATCCTGTTGTGGCTTCTATTGCGCGTTTGCGAAAAACTGACGTCGTGGGTCGTGGGATAATTCCACAGCCTTCCACAGGTGACGATCAGTTAGATAATCTCATCGAAACAAAATGGAAAAAATTCGCCGAACGTCCTGAAATATCCGGTCAGATGGATATGCGTGAGGTTCAGCAACAGTTGGCCCTCTCGACGTTGTTTTATGGGGACAGTGCATTGATTCTGGTGGATGGCGGAATGATCCAGTTTATCGATGGGGCTCAAATAGGTAATACAGCATCGCATTCAACGTCGAGTGAGGAATCGCCGTGGCAGAATGGCGTAAAAATTAACCCATCTAACGGGATGCCAACGGCTTACAATGTTGGCAGAATGGTAAATGGGAACCTGGCTAATGCAGTCGAAATCTCAGCCAATCGTGTAATATCTCATTTCATACGCCAGCGACACAACCAATACAGGGGAATTCCAGAACTTGCTCCAGTGGTGAATACGCTGCAAGACTGTGACGAATACGACAAGGTAGAGATGATTGCCGCAAAGGTTTCGGCCTCTCTGTCCGTGGCCGTAAAAAGAGAGGACTCTTATAATTGGCAGATAGAGAATCAGCTCAACGGATCAGATCAGGACGACATCGGAGCGCTGGAAAGATTTGAACCGGGGCAATTCCACTACATGGAGCCGGGGGAGGATATTTCTGTCATCTCGTCCGGTAACCGTCCGAACGTGGACGGCATTCAGTGGGTTAGCTACCTATTGCGGAAAGTAGGGAGTGCCGTAGGAATACCTTTGGAGTTCTTGCTTATGGAGATCGGGGGAAGTTCATTCTCCGCCTCTCAGGGGGTCGTCCTGCAATACCAACAAACCATTGAGTCTTATCAGAACGACCTCATTAAGGTCATGAATCGGGTTTACCAATACTGGTTAGCGCATCAAATCGCTTCGGGCGAAATTAAGGTCGATGACATTGAGAGCGCGTTCCGGGTTCGGTGGCAACGTCCGGCATTCCGTTGGATTAACAGGGCTGCACAGGTCAAGGCTGACCTGGATTATTACCGGCTTGGCGCAGTCAGTCTGGACGACATTGTAGCTCCGTTTGGATACACAGCTGAGGATGTCCTTATGCGCAAAGCGCAAAACATCGCTAAAGCAAAGCAGATCGCGGAAGCGCAGGGCATCGACGATTGGCACGATCTCCTGAACCCCTACCCGACCTCAATAAGCGGTAGTCTTGAGAACATTACGGGCCATGAGTAGTTTCACAGATTATCCAGCGTCAGCAAGCAATAATGCCAAGCGAGCAATCCGATATAAGGAGGAAAACGGCTCTGAGTGCGGTACGCGAGTGGGATGGACAAGAGCAAGGCAGCTTTCAGAACGAGAGCCTATTTCTTTGGATACCGTGAAACGGACATTCTCTTTCCTCAGCCGTGCTGAGACGTATTACGACCCTGACGGAAGCCTGGATGAGTGTGGAAATATCATGTATTTAGCCTGGGGTGGTCTTCCGATGAAACGGTGGTGCAAGAATCTCTTAGAAAAAATTGACGAAACAAAGGATGATAATATGACAGCAAGATTTCAATTTTCAGCGCAAACGAATGTTCTGGAACCTCGGGTAAATCGTGATGAGGGAACAATGACGGGGGTTTCTCTGATCAGTACAGGAGAGGCAGAAGGGCACGACCTGTTTGTTGATGACGTATCGCTTCAGACAGTCATGGATGCGCTGCACGGCGATCCAATCCCCGCATACATCACTCATTCCGGTGCCTTTTTTCGAGACCGCCTCACCAAAGAAGTTGGACTATTCCGCAATTTCCGAATTGAGGACGGCAGGTTGCTCGCTGACTTTGAGGCATTTCAATCCTTCAAAAACAATGATACCAAAAGATTTGATACACTTTTTGAACTGGCTGAGAAGATGCCGGAAAGGTTTGGGCTGTCTATTGTTTTTTATGCGTATAAAGTTTGGCGAACCGAAAATGCAGACCTTGCGTATAATCCCGAAGAAGATCGACCGGAAGATGCTATTTTCCAATACCCATCAATAAGAGTAGATAAAGTCATGAGTGCCGACTTCGTGGATACACCAGCAGCAAACGAGAAAGGCTTGTTTGACGCGACAGAAGAAAACAAATGGGCCGCCCTCTCGGATAAGCTCATCAAAAAGCTTATGGATCAGGGGATTGACCCTGACAACCACTCTATCGAGTTTGTTGATTTGGATGGTGTGGAAGGCAATCAAAAGAACTCAGATGAGCAATTTCTTGAAGATCAACTAAATCAACAATCCGACGAAGAAGAATCAGACTTCGTTTTTCAGCTTCAAACCGAAATCGACGCGCTCAAGTCAGAGATAGAATCCCTGAAAGCCTTGACTTCGAGTTTTGGTGCCGCTCCGGTTCAGACGGAGGAGAGCAACCCGGTTCGAGCATCATTTTCGGCAAAAGAGCGTAATGAAATCATCGATGCATACGCAAAAGAAAACGGCGTCGAACCTCATATCGCCGTAATCAAACTTTCTCGTGAACGTCCTGAACTTTGGGCGCAAACCTGAACCTCAACCATCATAACATAATATGTCTACAACTACAATGATTGGCGGCGTAAAGCGTAGTTTCACTGCTACGACTACGATTGCTCAATACTCTCTGGTAGACCTCGAGACCGATGGCTCGGTCGGGGTAGCTACCCTCACAAGTTCGTCTGATGAGGTCCGTGTCGGCTTTGCAGATCGTGCAGCAGGTGCGGGTGAATCCGTACCCGTTTGCCTTCTCAACGGTGGAGGTTCCGCTTTTGGTATCGCCGCTGCCACTGTAACCGCTGCCGATGCGCTTTATGGTGCGTCAACCGGCAAAGTATCCTCAACTGCTTCTGGATCTGTCATTGGGTACGCATTACAAGATGCTGTCGCAGATGATGTGATCGAAATCCTTCTCTCCTAATTACCATGAGTCTTACTACTGCATCCACATTCAACCCGGTACTGTCCGAAGTCCTTAACAAAATTGGTGAAAATCGTTTTGTTGGGACTCAGATTTTGCCGATCCGTCAGGTCTCTACAAAAACCGGGGAATATCCAGTTTTTGAAGATGCCCAATTCGACAACAACGCATCGAAAGAGCGTGCTGCTGGATCTTCGTTCGCTCGCCGTGATTTTGCCTATGGGCAGCAAACGTATGCTTGCAAGCAATACGGTCTTGAGGGTGTGCTCCCAGATGAAGATGAATCCAAGGCAAACGATGATGGCATTTCGGATGTCCAATCATCGCTGGCTATGCGCCTTCAGCGTGATCTCATGGTTGGCCATGAGCTTCGTGTCAAGGGCCTCATCTACCCGTCGTCGACTCCGTTTAACAGCACATCGGCAACAGCCGTAATGTCCAACGCATCGTCTGCCAAGCCGATTCGCGACATTCAGAATGCCGTCGAACGTCTGAACGGAAACGGGTTCTATGACAACCTTGCCGTCATAATCGAGGTGAGTCTTTTCAACGAAATGATTAACACGGATGATGTTCGCGGAATCTTCAACGGAGATTCAACGTACACCAACCGTCAGGTCATTCTGGATGCGCTCGGCGTAAATCAAATCATTATCTGCCCGACGCGCTACAACAGCGCGGCCAAGGGGCAGTCTGCAAGCCGTTCCAAGATTTGGCCTACTGACAAATATCTTGTCGGCCAGGTCGTAGGTGGCGATTTCTCTGCCGGTGGTTTCGGTCGAACACTCGCGTATGCGAATGACGGTGGTGCATTCACTGCGGAGACGTACCGGGATGAGACGATCAAGTCGGATATCCTTCGGGTTTACAATAGTGTTGATGAAGCGATTATCAACAGCAACGCCGCCGAACTGATCGATACGGTTTAATCGCTGATTGACGAAATTTCAAAGCCTCACCCTATGACGTGGTGAGGCTTTTTTTTTGACCACACTCCTTATTCAAATGTCACTCATATCGGACAGCCTCATGAGGAATAACCTGCAATTTGCCATCGGCAATACTCAGGTTACGCTGCAGCCGGTCAAGCCTCCACGAGCGACGACATATAGCGCTTGCCGCCAGGGAATAGACGTTGCGTATCAAGTGTTTGATTCCGGCCGTGAGGAAACAGTCGATACCCGTTTTTACATTGATGCAAAAAACTACAATGAGCTTCCGTCAAAAGGGGACATCCTCACCGATGGAGAAACCAAATACAAAGTAAATGAAAGCAACACTGATGCCAGAGGAATTACCCTCAGAATCGATTGTGTCCGGATCCACCAGCGATAAGTTGCACCTGTATCTTATTGGGCATGAACCAGATGCGAAATACCTCAAGAGGTTGCTCGATCAGGTAAAGCACCACGTCGACACGATAACCTATGTCACGACCTGCAAGGGTAAAGGAGATCTTGATGCGCTGCACGGGGTCGATGCTGTTATCAGTGAATACATACCATCCAGCCGGACAGAGTTTGATTTCTCAGTCGCTCGCAATAAGGCCCTGGAAGCTGCGCCAAAAGACGGTTGGTTGCTTTGGCTCGATTGCGACGACCTGTTCCCGGACATCGCTGAACTGAAGAAACTCATCAGTGAAAACCTAAATGCAGATGCGTATGCAATTCCTTATGACGTTGGTGAATCCTGCGATAACGTACTGAAGATCCGCGTACACAGGGCAAATGAGTGGACATGGAGGGGCAAGGTTCATGAAGAACTGAAATGGAATCATTCTATGTCGAGCAAAGCTAACGTAACGGCGTTGCGTGACATCAAAGTTATCCATGCTCCAGATAAAGGGAAGAGTAATCACTTATTTCACATCAAGTTACTGAAAGAGCAAAGTAAAGACGCTGTATCGAATTGGGCTTACATAGCGAAAGAGTATTACAATCTCACACAATACGCTCAAGCGGTCCCTTGGTTTGACAAGGTTATTGCGATTGACCCGAACGATATTGAGACGTATCACGCCTTAATCCTGCGAGGATTGTGCCATGCTCGAACAGACAACCGCGAGCTGGCGAAAAAAGACTGGGAACGTGCCTTGCACATATTCCCGCATAGGCGCGAGGCATATTACTACCTATCGGAGATTTATGGCTCTGAGGGCAATCCTGACGCAAACAAGAAGGGTCTGGCATACATTAACGCATGTAACGCTCAGCCAGACCGGAAAGAGCCCTTTCAGCATCGATTGGTGTATCAGCGAAACGGTTTTATGCTCCATGCACAATTTCTGAAAAACTTCGGAGAGGTGAATAAGGCTATGCGTATTCTTTCTATGGTTTCTCCCGAGTATCAAGACGGCGAGTACATCAAGATGATGCAAAACCTCGAAAAAATATCCAAAGAACAAGCAATAGAACAAAGAGATGCCTGCTGCGCCTGACCTACAAACACTTTTGGACTTTGAGACCCGATTTGAAGAGGCGGCCGAAACATTCCTGCGGGACGACATCGGGATTGATGCTGAGGGACTTTATCGCGGACTGGTTCAGGATGAATACGTCCTTCCGCGTATCGAGGTAATGTTTACGCTCGGTGCGGCAAAGGATCCCGCCGACTTGAGGGGAACGGACGCTGACGGCCCAATCAATTATCGGAAATATGACGGGACGCT